TGCTTTTGCCTAAGCGACCAAGACCTTCACCCTGAACGCTTTGCATAAAACCCCCTAGAAGAATATGCCTAAGTGTATCTTCTTCTGAATCACTATACTCATTGTCGGATGCCCATTGCCTAGCAATTGTATTGGCTTGGTTACTTTCGTCATCGACACCAAGAATAGTAGCGGCACCCTTTTGTAATTTTTGGTTGTCTAGTATACCCATTACTTAAGCCCCGCCATTCACATATTCCCTGAGCTGCTTTAGTTTACGTAAAGTTGTAGCCTGACCTTGTAGACGGTACAGGGAATTAGAATTATCTGTCTGCTCCATAGCCCTGTGTGTTTCAGCCAGTCTAGTATCCATCTCCTCAAGAAAAGAGTCCCATAAAGGTTTGTCATTCACTAAAGGTTTTAGGTTGTTCATGGAGCAGCACTTTCACCAGTATTAGCTGAGAAGCCAGGTTCTCCTGGTGTAGGTACGGAACCAGTTCCTATAGTACCACCCCCACTACCTTGGGTATCAGTTGCCTGTGCCCCTGCTGGAACGCCCTGTGGTGGTAATGGTTGTCCGTCTGGCCCTACTTGAGGTGGAGTTGGATTTGCTTCTTTCCATTTCTTTAGCATCTCAGCTTGCACTGTAGCATCCCCCAAAGAGTTTACTAATTTATCAGGATCAAGATCCATAGACTTAGCAATTTCACGAATAATATAATCCATCTTAGCAAAGGGAGCTAGTACTGGATTCTGTACGACACCAAGGAATTGCATTAGACGTTGGCTTCGTACTTCATTAGCCATCAGGCTTTCTGTACCACGAGCCTTGACATCAAGATCACCTTTGATCTCTTCGTCATAGTCAAACTGCATATTAAAGTTAAAGAAAGCTTTAGCTAGTGGACCTAATAGATAGTCATCAACGTTCTTTACTACGTTACGGATACTTCCGTTAGCCGCAGACATAAGCATAGAGATACCAGAGGCAGTACGTCCAACACCAGATACACCTGTCTGCCCGTGAGCAAACGAAGGAAAGCCAGTTGACTCATCAGCTAGTACTCGTGCCTTATCAAACATCTGCATGTTTTCATTAGATACGTTGGGAAACTTAGTACCGAAGATAGCCTGTCCAGGTGCTCCACCTTGGCGACGAAAGACTTTGCCTGGATACACGGATAGATCTTGTCCAGGTACTAAGTTAGTCTCATCTACTTCTATAAGCATATTACCAGATAACGCAGCATTGTCAACAGCCATACGCATAAAGCCATTCATTAATGTTTGCGTATCATCCATATTCTCTGCAATACCAATACCAAATAAACTATAAGGGCTTACTTCGTAGGGTACTGAGTAGTATGGAATAATTGCAGGAGTAAATGGATTCATAACTAAACGTAACACTTGGTTATTACAAACCCAAATATTTACATTTACTTGATCCATATCTTTTAGTTCCGAAGGAATATCAACACTGTAACCTTCAAGAACTTCGATATCAACATTACCCCAGAACTCTAGGACTTCGTAACGTTCTGCTTTGGATTCATTAGTGTCATCCTCCATAGCCTGTTCCCACCACTCTTTAGTGTAGGACTCACCCATGTTCACAGCAGTATCAATAGAATTTTTACGGAAGAAAGGCCTACGCTTAAGTGCTCGTACTTGACTACGAGACATCTTATGACGTTCTACAACGTACTCTGCCTCATCCATATTAGCAGCATCAGGATCTGGATAGAAGTTCCAAATAGAAACAGAAGAAGTTTGAGGTACAGTTTTAATATTAGGTTTGTACTCACCCTCTTCATTCCAATTAGGATACTCTTTGTCTACAGCAAATGGACCTTTCATTACGCCTGTACCAAACAAAGCACATTCAAAAGCAGCTACACGTAATTGTTTATTAGCATTAGACTCTTCAAGTTGATCATGGATTTTCTTTTCCATTTTCTTTGCTGAAACCATTGCGGGATGAAACGTAATCTCTGTAGCAGTACGTCCTGGTCCTTCTTTAAGTTTATCAGCTACTGGTCCAAGTCTAGATTTAAGACCTGCTAGACGTTCACTTAGATCAAGAGTAGTTTCTCCAGGTTGGAGTCTCATTTCTTCAGGGCTAAACTCATCTTTAGCTTTACTTGTTTCTTCATTAGATTCAAAGTTTACTGTCTCTACTACACCTTCAGGTAAAGTTGTAGGATCAACAGTAATTGGAAATTTATTATTACCAAAAAGAACTTCAACAATTTGTCCGTAAGCAGCTAAGACTTTAGTCTTAGTAACCTTAACAAAGATGCGAGACTTTTCTGTAGAAGTAAATTGAACATCAGGTCCATACAAACCACGATAGTTTCTATAAGCTTGAATCCAACGATGCTCTTCTACTTCACGAGCTTCAGAAGCTTTATAGTAACGGTCACGTACTAAAGATACAATAGTACCAGAAGGTATATCACTCATGTCTCCTTCTTTAGAATCTTCTAATGAAGAGGATTCAACTGAGTCCATCATTATACTCTCTTGGTAAATTTCGTCTTCTTCCATATTCTTTCCTTAATATCCGAAAGTTGGATCACTTGCTTGAAAGCCTGAGTGTTGAGTAGGGTCGTAATCAAAAAGACTACTACGTGGACGAGTCATAACTCCATATCGTAATGCATCATATAGGTGGTCTTCAGCATGTGTATCTACATCTTCTGGATTTTTTTTATCCAATGGTAAAGCAGGTAGCTGAGAAATAATATTAGAACAACTATTAAAAAATACTAGTCTAGGTTTTTCAGTCCACTCATCTACTTGTAACCTTCTGTGTAATTCGTTCTTACCTGCTACACGAGAACCTCTAGATCTATCTGCAGGTCTCCAGTGACAACCACGTATAATCATTTGTTCTGCTAGAGAGGGGCCAGTGTCACCACGCTTGTGCCACAAACTACTGTCAAGTACACCATAACGTATCTTCTCTTCTGATTCAACATTTAATATCATATCAGCTAAATCAGTAGCAATAACTTTAGATACATACATCTCCCTATAAACAATTAATTGTTCATCAGGAGCTACTGCAATCCATACAACCCCTGTATAAGAACCATAACCGTAGTCACATGCACGAAACTTAGCCCAGCTAGCAGGTATATCAAAGGGTTCTATTACATGTATGTGTCTATTAAACTCTGAGAAGGCTGCACCTTCGTTAATATCCCAGTCACCTTCTAGTAACTGCCTACGTTGATGCTCAGGTAACGACAGAAGGTTAGCTTCGTACATACCATCTTCAGCTAAATAGGGGTTATCAAACAAAGTAGCAGGTATAAACCTGCGTTTAAAGAGTGGTTCACCTTCTTTAGTGTGACCTTTAGGCCAAGTAATAGTTTCTCCTGTTTCCCTATCAGTAGCCCAAAAAGCAGTATCAGGTACGTCAGGATCAATGAAAGTCTTCTTAACCCACTGGTGCCCTGGGCCTCCTGGGTTACTTGTAGCCCTCATATGGAGGGGTAACCCTGAATCTTTAGTAGTACGTAGCCTTGAGCGCATGTAATCCCAGGGATAAGGCGTAGGCCACTGTGTCATCTCGTCAAAGCCAATCCAATTAAAGGCTTGACCTTGGTATCGCATCACATCATCGTCCCTATCTAGGTAGGACATCCACAAAGTAGCTCCCGATGGTGCAACCCAAGTCTTATCCCGTTCCATAAACTTAATCCCAGGTATTGCCTTGGGGTAAAGGAGCTTGGAAACAGATATAAGCTCTCTTAATTCTTCTGTACTCCTACGTACCAGCAACATTGTAGCATGTGGGTTGTTTAACCAACGTACTGGGTCTGCAATCATGGCGTATGACTTGCCACCTCCAGCAGATCCACCATATAGTACCTCTTGTTCAGTAGAAGCTAAGAAATCTGTCTGTGGACCTGGGTTAGGCTCAAAGATAATCTCCCTAATTGCTGTTTCTACCTCAAACTCAGGCGGCTTGACCTGTGCTGGCACTGTTTTCTTTTCTAACTCTTGCACCGATACGTTGGTTTTCAAGCCTTTCGGCTTTCTCTGCGGCTTCTTTGTACTTT